ATTTTGATAGAGAAAATAATTTTAAATTAATAAAGTTAAAAAAATGAATACAAAGAAAATGAGTAAGATAAGAAACAAAGCTAAAGCTATTCTTGTTGAATGGTTAAAGACTTTGTTAAATGAAGAGGAACAAAAGAAAGTTAATATAAAAAACATATTAACATTACTTCCTAATCAAACTCATTACTTTAGTGGAGAGACATTTAAATTACAACCTTGGTCTTATAAATGGGTAGTCAAGAAGTTAAAACGCAACCCAGAGTTGACAATAGATGATTTAAATGATATGTTACAACCAAGTGAAAAAGATTTAAGAAGAAAAGAAATGTTAGAAAAAGGACCATTATAATGACACATAAAGATATGTTTAAAGGTACTACATATGATTCATTAAATAAACAAGTAGATGGTAATCATTATTCTAAAATGAAGATTCAACCTGCTGAGTTTATAAATGAAAATAATTTATTGTTTGCAGAAGGTAATGCTATAAAATATATATGTAGACACAAAGCAAAAGGCAAACAAAAAGATATTGAAAAAGCTATTCACTATCTTGAAATGATAATAGAGAGGGATTACTCATGACTAAAGAATCACAAATAACACAATTAGAAAAAAGAGCAAGGGGTTTTCGCAGAATTATTTCAGCATTAAATGATTTACCTATGTATGGTATAAACAGGCACATAGATAAAATACTTCATGTTAAAATTGATGCATTAAAAGAACATCTTAAATTAAAGATAACAAAAAATAATGAAAAGTTAAATGAAATGTATACTGAAAGTATAGATAGTTTAGCTGATGATGATGGACAACATGGAGATGTTGGTTATAAACCTGAACCAGTAAGAAAAGTAGAACCTATTGGTGAATCATTTACGAGTAAAAGTTATAACAAAGACCATGCAACAGATATTAGTTTTGAGAATGAACAACAACAAACATTAAAAAATAATCACAATCAGGATATATAATGAGTAAAGACCCAAAAGTAGGAACAGGTAAAAAACCACCAGGTTCTGATAGAAGATTGTATACAGATGAAAATCCTAAGGACACAGTTAGTATTAAATATGCTACAATAAAAGATGCAAAAGATACAATTAAAAAAGTAAAAAATATTAACAAACCATATGCTAGAAAAATACAAATATTAACTGTTTTAGAACAAAGAGCAAAGGTACAAAATAAACATGAACAAGCTAAACTTGCAAAAGAAGCTAAGAAATTTTTAAAGGATAAAAGAAATGTCTAATGTATTAGGTTTAGATGGTAAACCAAAACAACCTATTGGTCCAGTATATCATATGCGTCTATGTTTAGTAGGTTCTGATGATATAGATATTAAAAATGTACAAACATTTGGTATAGCTGAAGATGGTTTCTTTATGGTAAAGAGTCATGACAATACTAAACTACCAGTATTTATGACCAATCCTGCAAGAATACAAACTGTTGAGGTGTATAAAGATGGCGATAAACCTTTAACAAAAAAGAAAGGAGCAAAGTCAGATGATGACTTTCTTCTAGATTTATTAAAAAGAAATCATGCAGCAGAATCGAAAACTCAAAAGTAAAAAGAGAGTTAAAAGAAAAGAAGCTGAACTTATGGGCTTCAAACTTTTAATTAATAATCAAGGACAATTTATTACAGAAATAAAAAACTATCCTATGGATAAAGTTAATTTACATTTTCATAAAAATAATGCTGGTGTTATTACAGCAATGTTAAGAGAATGTAAAATTAATTTTAGTGATTTATCTGAAGAATTAGAAAAAATTGCTAGAGATGTATTTTATAGTTAGATTGCAGTTGCTTTAGCTTTTATAGGAGTACATCCAAACTTAATATAAATATTATATTCGTTAACATCCTCTCTACCTAACTCTATAATTTTTTCTGAAGATTTATTATACCCTTCTATCATACAATCATAAGCATCATTGTATTTTGTTTCAAATGTAAAAGGTGGAATACAGGTTGTTTGTCCTTCCATAACAGAACACATTATCATAGTTAAAACATATTTCATTAATCTAATATCAAAGAAGTAATTTTCTTCTCCCCCATATATATTTCTACGTTTGCCTTAGATTGAATACATTTATATACTACTCTATCTTTACTACTCTTGTCTTTCATTGCATATCTTTTAGCTTTTAAACAACTTGATAATGAACTATGATATCTATGTTCAATAATTTTATGGTCTTGTAAAAGTAAAAGGGCAAATACCATCTCTATCATTAGTGTCCACTTCCATTTCTAATTAATTTTTCTACATCAACTTGTAGTTTTGAAACTTGTTCTTTTAAGAAATCAATATTAACTTTATTGTTTCTCATATTTTTTAATTCTTCTTCCATACCCTCAATTAAACCTGCCATGTGTTCCACTAACATAAAAAGCTCTGCTTCTCCACTTGATTGACCTAATTCACCTCTTGGATATTTAATTCTAAATTCTGAATTAGCTTCTAAATCTTTTTCCATTAATTCTAATTTAGTGCTGTGTTTATTTAATGTTTCTACTACACCAAAATATGCCCATACTCCTACAGCAACAGCAATAACTATGCTAATAAGATTTTTCATGGGCATACTTACTGATGTATTTTCACTAATCTTCATTAATAATTACCTGGGTTTCCAAATATTGCTAATAATACTATTAGTATAATAAGAATACCTGTGAAATAATAATTCATAGTTACACCTCATAAATTACTTCTTACCATTTCTCCAAATTTGTGTTCCTTTTATACCATACACACTCGCCACGACAAGAATCCACAAATTAGTGAACCATTGGGGAAGCTGTGAAAAATATTCAAAAAATAATTTTACCTTGTCCATAGCAGCAGGGTCTTCTGATACGACTGCCCAAGCTAACACAACCACAGGAGCTGAGAGAATTAATAAAATAAATTCGTCTTTCCAATCTGATTGTCTTGCTTCTAATAATTTACCCTGATATTCTGTTTCACCTCTAGCCATCTTAGCTGCGTGGTGATGTTGTGCATCAGCCATCATCATCTTAGTCTCTTGTCTTTTTTTAAAGATGTGAGTACCAGCTTGTAATGCAACTTTTGCTAAACTAAACCATGCCATTTTTTTCTAGCCACTCCTTTACATTAAATGAAGGACATTTTTTAACATCATCTACTTCATAGTGTCCAATAACTTTTTCTATGTTATATTTATCTTTTAGTTTTGTTACTATTTCTTTTAATGTTGAAAATTGTTCTTCGTTAAAATTGTTTTCCCAATCACCATTTTTATTAGAACCACCTATCATACATATGCCTATTGATGTTCCATTAACTTGTCTAGCATGAGAACCAGTTCTATGTTCTTCTCTACCAGTCTCTAACTCGCCAGACCTACGCACTACATAATGATAACCAATATCATCCCATCCATTATCAACAACGTGCCAATGTTTTATTTTTTCTACACCTATATCCATATCTTCAGGTGTTGCTGAACAATGTATAACGATTGTATCTGTTTTAGTTCTTGGTGTCATGTGTTAAACCTAGGGAGCATTACACCCCCTAGGTCTTGGAAGTTATTTTATTTTTATTGTCTTTGCTTTTTTCTCTTCAGGTATTTCTTCAAATAATTTTATATTTAAAATACCATCTTTGAAATCAGCCGAATCTACTTTGATGTATTCAGACAAAGTAAATTTTCTAACAACACTTCTTGATGCGATACCTTGATGTATTAAACTATCATTGTCTTTATCTTCTTTCTTAGCTTTGATAGTTAGTACACCTTCTTGTAACTCACATTCAATATCAGATTTAGTGAAACCAGCTAATGCCATTTCTATCTGATACTTACCTTTACCAACTTTTCTTATGTTGTATGGAGGAAAGTTAGAAGTGTTTATTCTTGAGACTTCATTTAGTGAATCAAACATTCTATCAAAACCGATAGAGAAGTTTCTAAATGGGTCAAAATTTATTAAATCGTATTGTGTCATATTATATCCTTTCGTTAAGCGATTTAAATTTAGTAACCCCTAATGGGCATTACTTTACTATATTATAGTAATTTTTTTATTCCTTGTCAACAAACAGCTTATTATATAAACCTTGTAATTCTTCTTTGTTTTTACCATCAATTCTTCTATTTAATATACCTGTGACATTTGATGACCAGTTCTTATTCTCTGCATATCCAGTATCAGCTATGGCTTTTATTATATCAGCTTTACTAGCTTCACCATTATTAAATGCAGCTATTGTATCTCTCACACCTTGATACTTCTCTGAGTTAGCTACCATATTTAAAAAATCTTTTATAGAATCTTCTTCAGTAGGATATTTTTTTATCATAGCATTACTATTTTTAGCTTTAATATGAGGTACATCTTTATTAAATGTTTGTATATTAAATAAATTATTACTTCCATCTTCTATAAATCTTGAAGTACCCCAACCAGTTTCTTCACTATTCATTGCAATTATAATATCACTAATTTCAGGATATACTTTATTAGTTTTATATACTTTTTCTGAAGTATTTAATAACCAAGATTTTTTGTTTGGTTCTAATGGTGATACATTACTATAATCTTTTTCTACAACAACATCAGTTTTTTTAGCAGGTAATATTTTATTTTCAACAGCTTTATTCATTTCATTAGCACTTATAGCACTAGCTATTATTGCAGCACTTGCAACTGTAGCCATATCTTTTTTATTCATATCTTCCTCAACTGGTTTCTTTTTTGGTACAATAATTTTTTCTTTAGGTTTTTTTAATGGTAAAACAATATCACCTTGATTAAATTTTTGTTGAATTATTTCACCAGTATTAATATCTAATCCATCATTAAATCTTTTTGACTTAGTACCACTACTAAATAAATCTTTTATCCATTTTCTGTATGTAGGAAATGGCATAACTTTTTCCCAAAATCTTCTTGATGCTTTATCTGTATCTCCTTTAATACTATCTGTAGCAATAAAACCTACATCAGTTGCAACACTAGCTGCAGGAAAAGGAATAAACCAAGGTTGTTGAGAACCTGGTCCAGTTAATCTTCCTATCGCTAACTCAGGAAGTATACCTGACATACCAGATAATCTTAAAGCTTCTGCCCACCATTTTTCTTCATCATATGCAGGGTCTGTCATAACTTCACCATGTTTAGCAAGTTCTCTTAACATTTGAATACCACCATAAACAGGTAAAGATGCTAACAACTTAACCATTTGTTTAGCTTCACCATCTTCAATTCTTGTTAATAATTTATTTGTTTGAGTTGACTTTGCCATAGCCCAAGAAGTAAACTGACCCATTAATCTTATCCATGGATTCTGACTTTGAGCAAATAATAATCTATTTTGTACTTGTGGTATTAATGCATCTCTATTTGCAGCAAGAATACCTGTTTGATTTAATATTTTTCTAGCACCTTTATTTGCAACAGCTTCATCAAAAGAACTAAATCTACCAACTCTTAATGCATCTTGTACATCAAGACCATACTTATTTATATCTCTAGTTAATCTTAATCCTTTACTAGAACTTAAACCTTTTGTTCCATTAGCACTAATAAATTTAGCTAATTTATTTGAAGATAAATATGCATCAACTGTTCCTACATTATATGCATATCTTCTAGCTAATCCAGTTAACCATGATAAACCCATAATGTTAAAACCAAACTCATTAATTTTTCTAATAGTACCCATTTCTCCCATAACATTAGCTGCTTTAGTACCATCATCAAATTTTAATGCTGCTTCTTCACCAACAACAGATTGTAAATTACTTCTTCTTTTAACTGGTTTAGAACCTGACTTTAACAACCAATGACGAATTTCATTAGCTATATTTAATTCAAGATTTGTTGCTAAACCTTTTTCTCTAGCTCCTGTAAAACCTGTTTTTATTGCACCTCTAATAAAAGATGTAAAGTTATTAGAGTTAGCAAATGGTTGAACTATATCTCCAAGTGATGCTATTGTAACTCTGTCTAGCATATTTAAATTAGCTATTGTAGCTAATGTACCAGCTATTGATTTATTTACACCTTCTTGTCTTGAACCATATCTACCAAAATAACCATCAATAGTATTCATTACTAATTTAATTTCTTGTGCAGCTTTTAATTTATAATTTTCTTGAGTAATTCCTAAAGTTTTACCTGCTAAATTTTCATATTTTTTTACTATACTATTTATATAAGGTCTTAATAATTGACCTTGATGTCCAAATTTTTCAGCAAATGCTATAGATTTCATTGAACGACTATACAAATTAGTTAATACATCAAATGGATTGTTTACTAAATAACCACCTTGTTCTAATATTTTTTCTACTTTAGCATAAGGACCTTCAAGTATTCTAGCTTTAGTAATATGTTCACTTAATGGATTACTTTTTAATATTCCTAATGGTGTTTTAAAACCTTTTTTACCAACTCCATCAATTAAAGTGTTTAATGCTTCTTGATTAATAACACTAGCATCTGCATTTTCTAAACTTCTAGCAAATATTAATGCTTTTTCTTTTGCTTTAGCATCTTTATAACCTAAACTTTTAAATATATCTATTAATGTTTTTTCAAATTTTTTAGGGTCAGCTTTAATTGCTTGATAATTATATACTCTAGGAAAATAATTTTTAATATCTATTAATCTCCCAGTCTTTTCATCTATAGAAAATATACCAGCATCTTCTCTTAATTTTTTAAAATCTTGTAATTCTTTTTCTAATTTTTTTGCAAGAGTGTTTACTCTAGAACTATACTTTGCCTTTGAACCTCTAATTTTTGCTAAAGCTGCAGCTTGTTCATCTAATGAATAAGGTTTAACAACATTAAGTGTTCTTCTTTGCCATTGTCTAAATAAAGTATCTGCTCTTTGTGTTACAGAACTTCTAGCAAATGCACTATCTATACCTTCTAATAATTGTAATCCTATCTTTTCAGTATCTCCACCTATTGCAGATAACTTACTTGATGTAGTAGTTGATGTTAACTCTCTAGCTTTTTGAAAAGTAAATTTTGTTGCATCTTGATACAATAATCTTTGTATCATATTTTTAGATTGACCTGGTAAAATTTTACTAGCTTGTATTGATTTTTGAATACCACCTAATGTTGCACCTACTAACATCCAGTTAGATAAATTAGCATCATCTGGACCCCATAGTTTACCAAATCCATATCCAACAGCAGCTCCCATTAATGGTCTAATACTAGAAGCTAAAACTACTTGTGCAGTTTTTGCTGTTAAAGATTTTTCTTTCCAAAGTTTTTCTAAAAATTGTGTGTTTCTTTTTGCTGTTTCATCAGATATATTTTTAGCAATCTCTGATTGTCTTTTCCATAAATCTCTTTGTGCTTTAGCAAATTCTTTATCTCTAGCTGCTTGTAGTTTTTTTAATTCAGCTATTTTATCTGATACTTTTTGTTTCTTTTTAACAGAACCTTTACCCTTAATAACTTTTTTAGCATCTCTTAAATTAGCTATTTGTTTATCTATTTTATTTAAATTTGTTAAATATGCTTTTTCATTTACTGCTACTTCTTTTACAAGTCTTGCAGCAGTACCATCCATTGAAGATATTTGTTTATTTAATTTTAAGAAATCTTTATCACCTGCAATTTTTTGTAATACTCTATATTCTCCTTTGCTTACACCTAATTGTTTTTGAGTTTTACCATCTATTACTTGTATAACTTGTGCTATCTTTTGTTTATCTGCTTTAGGAAATAATTTACCTATAATCTGAAAAGCTTTCATAGATGCAGGTCCAAGCACAGCAGCAATACCTCCTGCTTGTGCTACATCTTTAGGATTAGCTTCACCTGTTGTTGCTAAGTTATCAAATAATTTATCTAATGATATAGCAGCAGCAGATACTCCAGCTACCTTTGCAGCAGCTTTTAAACCTTGTTGTCTCATTGACATTGCTCTTCCCCATGGTGTAGCATACATAAATATGTAATATGGGTCAACAAGAAATGTTGCCATCTCTGCAGCAAGTACTTCTATATCATTATCATACTTACCATCTTTAAATTTTTCATGTCGTTTATATAATTCTGCTCTTTCTACTGCAGCATTATTTAATGCTACTTCTTTAAATTCTTTATCAGGGTCAAATGCTGCTTGAATACCTGCTTTAGCAACACGAAATACATTTCCAAAAAACATATTTTGTTTATCAATACCATAAGCAATCTTTTCTTTAGTAGTAGGTTCACCTGTAAAAATTATACCAGTTTGTATATTAGGGTCTATACCAACATAATCAGTATCTTTTGCAGAGTCTTTTAAATCAACACCTTCTAAATTAGAAATAGAAAGTTCTTTTTTATCATCTACAACAATATCTTTAACACCTTCTAAATTAGATAATGTTAAATCATTTGTTACTTGTTTATTTTCTTGAGAGATAGAAGGTTGAATACCCTCTAAGTTAGAAAGACTTAGTGAATTTTCTGCCATGATGTGTTATTATATTGTTGGTTTGTATATTGTATTATCGTTAATAGGAAAATCAACATTATACTTTTCTTTTATTTCTTTACCAGACATATCATTAGGAAGAATAGCTTTTACAGAATCTAAACTTGTAAAGAAATTTGAATCAGCTTCTAAACCAGCATCTTGAGGAGTAATTTTTTTAGTGTCAGTTTCACTAACAACTTGCTCCATAACAGAACCATCACCTGCTGTAGGTTCTTGTTCTATATCAGGTATAGCAATATTATTTGCTTTTAATATTGCTTTATTTTTTGTTGTTAAAGGAACAATTTGTTCTTTACCATTAATATTTACTTTAACTTGTCTAACATTACCTATGGTTACATCTTCCATTTCTTTTTGTTTCATGTCCATAGTAGATGATGTTGCTTTATCTTTGTTTTTTTCTTTTTGTACTTCATTAATTATTTCTTCATAATATAATGAACCATCACTTTTTTTAGCTGTTGATAAAGCATTTGCAATTACATCTCTTGCTTCTTGAGTAAGTGCTTCGCTACCATTATTATCTTGTTCTATTATTCTTTGTAAAGCATTAATATTTTCTTCTAAACTGCCACCTTCTTTTTCCATTCTTTCATTTGCTTTTGCAACAATAAAGTTTTTATAAGTACTTCCAACACCTTTTTTTAATTCTGAAGGTATACTACCAAATCTTGAATAACCTTTTAATTCACCAGTATTAAGATTAATAATAGAGTTAGCTGGAACAACTAAAGCTGTAGATGTTTTTTTAAATAAATTTTTTAAACTTCCTTCATCACCTAATACTTTACCATCTGCCATCCAAACACCATAAGCTTCAACATGATTTTTAGCAAGGTCAAATCTTTTATTTGGATTAAAATCAATTTTAGTAGAATCTTTACCTGTTTCTTTAAATGTACCTTGCATAGTAATATCATCTAATGAACCATTCATTAAAGATTGTATAGTTACATCAGCATTTGTTATAGATGGTAAAGCTGAAGTAATGTTATTATCTTTGTCAAGTACAAAATAATCTTTTGTTTTAGCATCAGGTATTAATGTTAATACTGTATCACTAATTTTTTTAGAATATTGTTTATCAGAATAATTTATTTCTTTAGCACTATTAAATTTTTTTATGTATTCATCTTTCCAAGATTTAGGAATAAATACAGGAATAGTTCCTGTAGCTTCTAAAGGTTTTACTTCATCAGTATCAGTATCTGTGTCTGTATCTGTATCTTTTTCTCCTGTTGAAATAGTTGTTTGAACTTCTTTTAATTTATCTTTTTCATTATTAGGATAACCATCTTTAGTTGATAAAGTTTCATTTGCAGAATCAATTGTTTCAACTTTACTATTGTTTGGTTTAATTTCACCAATTAATTTATTTTTTAAATTAATAATAGCATTAACAGTTTTACTATCACCTGCTGCTGCTTCTAATGCAGTTTTTGTTTCTTTTTCTATCTTAGTAATTGCATCTATATATTCAGCTTCAATAACAGATTTTTCTTTAAAATTCTTTTTAACATTTGTTCCATCAACACCAGTATTTCTAAAATTAAGTCCTTCTCTTTGAGCTATCTTATAAAAATCTGTTAAGTCTCCTTCTGCACCTGTCATGCTTTTTTTAAAGTCAGCAAATTTTTCACCATGTTTAGCTCTTAATACAGCTTCACCTAATTGTAAATCATCTGTATACATATTATTATTATTGTTAGCTGCTACAGAATTTAAACTATCAATAACTAATTTTTTCTTTTTGTAGTCTGCTATTTCATCATTATAGTTATTAGTTTTTATTGTCTTAATAGTATTTTGTTTATTAGCTAATTCTTCATTTCTAATTTTTAATCTTTGAGCAGAGTCAGCTTTATCAGCTTCCCACCATCCTGAAAATATAGAACCTATTACATCTGATTTATCTAATGCCATTATTCAGTCTCCTTATTTAATTTTTGTGGTAATTCAGTTTCTATCTTAGCTAACAAACTAGGATTAATAACATCCTTACTTGGTTTTTCTATTCTTGGTTTTTCTTCTTCTTCATCATCATCTATATTAATAGGTGTAATATTATCATCTTCTATTATAGTATCAGGGTCATCTTCTTCACCTTCATATAATACATAGTCTTTAATATCTGCATAATCTGCTATTGCAATTAAAAGATAAATAGTAGGTTCAATTAATAATAACATTAAATCAGGATTCCATAAACCTTGAGTGTAACCTCTATATAAAACTACCTGTGCTATTTCATCTAATGGAATACCATCATTTATCATATTAACAAGTTCTGGTAAAGCTTCATCACTTGTTAATTCTAAATAAACATTTTCCATACAATCATCAGGGTCTGTAAATTGAGGTGGTCTTTCCCATGCTTTCTGCATATCAGGAGCAGTAGTTAAACTTTCTCCAGGTATAGGAGCATTAAAAGGATTAACACCCTGTTTATCAAATTGATTTTCTGTTAATTTTTCTGCCATTATATTACCTATATTTTTTTACCTTTGATGCAATACCTTTAGGTTGTTTACTAAATTGTTTACCTGCTGCTTTAGCTTTTCTTTTAGCTGCAGTTGTTCTTGCATATTCTGAAGAAGATAAAGCTTTTATTGCTGCACTTGGTAAATATCTTTCACCTGTTACAGATGATTTTTTACCAGATTTTGTTCTCCATCTTTGTCTTCCCCAATTTTTTAAACTTTGTTGTGATTTTGCCAATGCCATATTATGCCTTATGTTTCTTCTGTATTTGAAACTTAGCTGTTAAACTAGCACCTTTATGTGGTACAAACTTACCAGTATGTTTCATTAATTTATAATTATTTTTTCCTTTTTTCATCCAATGAAAACCTTGTGGTGCTTTTATATTTTTATCTGCCATTATCTTTTACCTCTTTGTTTTTTTGATATTGCTATGGCTGCCTGTTGTTTTCTACTCTTACTATATTTTTTCTTTTTCTTTTTTGCTCCTGCATATACTTCAGGTATAAAAGCTTTTCTCATTCCTAAACCCATTACTTATATCCTCCTCCAGCTTTCTTATAAGCCTTAGCGAGAGCCTGGGCTTTTCTCGCTGACCATTGTCCAGCTTTTGTACCATGAGAAGCTTGTGCTTTTATTCTTTGAAATATTCTTTTTCTCATATTTGGTTTTGTATAATTTCCTGCTTTATTTACTGTACTCATTTATCCTTTCTTAGGCATAATCATAATTACCTTGATAATGCATATTGTTTACTGATTCTTTTAATTTTTGCCATGCTTCATCTCCATAAGTTTTTTTAAAGAAATCTGTTCCAGTAGAACCTTGCACCATAGCTGAAGTTAATACTGCACCTGAGTTAGTATTACTAGTAGCATTTGAAGTTGATATTGCTTCAAATTCAGGTGGTTGTATTATATCTTCTTTTTTAGCTAAGAAAGATTTTACTTCACCAATAGCTGCTTTTTTAACTTTATCACTTGTTAGTTTTTCTTTTGCTTTTGAAAATTTACTAGGTTCTAATGAACCATCAAATGTTTTATTACCATTAAATTTATACATATCATCTGACATTGATAAACCTGATTCTACATTAGGATTAGGAACATTCATTCCTCCTTTAATAAATTTATAGTCTCCAGTTTTAGCTAAATCAGTTACATATGCATCAGGTCTTACAGAAAAATCTGTAAAGTATTGTGCTGTAGTTCCATTATTATCTAACATATAATTAAATATTTCTGCATCATTAGCATAAGTACCTGCTTGTTTTGAAACATTAACTAAATCATTAAAATGTCTTGTACCATTAACATCTAACATTTTTATTTTATCTTTATAACTTTCATTAATGATATCAGTTATTATACTATCAGATTTAGTGCTTCCTGCTTTTGTAAAAAAACCTTCTTTACCTCCTAATGTTTGTTTAGTAATTTGACTTACATCTATCGCACCACTTTCTAAAGCTTTTGCTGCTTGACTTGCATCTATTGTCATTGGTGCTGTTCCTCCACCTGGTACTGAAGCTTGATAAGTTACTGTTCCTTCTTTACCTGTTCTAAATTTAGGAGTTAACTCTCTTGCTTTTGTATACATTCTTTTAGCACCATCAGATATTCTTGTAAAAATATTATCACCATTTCCAATTCTACTAAAAGTATTTCTTATAGAATTTGTAATAGGATTATCTTTTAACATATTACCAAAACCAGTTTTAAATTTAGTCCATCCTGTTTTCATATTACTACCAACTTCTCCAACAGCTTTTAAAAAATTTCCAAAAGGACTACCTGCAAACTTAGTGCTTAAATTAGCAAAACCTGTACCTAAACCTTGCATGGCATATGGCATAGCAATTGACATAGCAATCATACCTATTGGTCCTAATTTTTTATTTAACTTAGCCACACCTTTCATTACAGATTTAGCAACTTTAGCTATACCTTTAGCAATACCTTTAGTTACTTTACTAATTGGTTTAGTTACTTTTTTAATTGTTTTCTTTACTCGTTTAAATACACTTCCCATTTATTTCTCCTATAATTTATCCCATATCTTAAATGCAAATTCACCTAAACTTTTTAAGTTATTTACTTTTGCTTGGTCTGATACAGATTCATTTCCTAATGCAGCAATTGCTAAATTAGCTTTTCTATCTGCTTCATTGTTAGCTGAATCATATTCCCATTTAGCAGCATCTCTCATTTCTTGCCATAAGAATGACAAACCTTGATTACTTAAATTAAATGAGTTCATTGCGTTAGCTTGATTAACTGCATTAACACCTGCTGTATTTGCAGTATTTAAATTTCTTCTCCATTGTACATTTGATTGCTCAACAAGATTTGAATTTTGTGTATTAAATTGTTTTCTATTAAAATCTAATTGTGCATTAAATTGTTCAATTTGTGTGTTTAATTGATTTTGTAATCTATCTGCTTCTAAACTATTATTTTGATTTAATGCAGCTATTCTACCTGCTTCAGTAGTATTAAATTGATTCATTGCATCATTTCTTGCAGCATTTTGTTGATTAATTGTAGATGCTAAACTATTTACAAATTGTGTAGTTTGATTTGTACTTGATGCATTAAATTGTGCAGCAGCATTATCTGCAGCTTGATTAGATAACATAGCTTGTTGTCTATTCTGTGTATTAATAACTTCTAATTGTTGTGCATTAGTTAAGTTTGCCATATCCATTTGTAAAAATGCTTGTGCATTTATTACAGCTTTTTGTTGAGCATTACTTAAATTAGCCATATCCATTGTAGCTAACTGTACAGCATTTTGCATTGTAGCTTGTTGTGTATTATTTAAATTAGTTAATTCAAATGTTCTAAATAAATTAGAATTAGATATTGCAGCTTGTTGTTGATTGTTTAAATTTAATACATCAAAACCTGCAGTAGTTTGTGCATTTGCTAAAGCTGTTTGTTGTCCAGCATTTAAATTAGCTAATGCCATTTGTTGTTTTAATTGTGCATTAGTTAATCCAGCTTGTTGTACATTTGCTAAGTTTGCTAATCTAACTTGTTGTTGTTGATTAGCACCAGCTATAATAGCTTGTTGTTCATTCATTGCATTAAGCTTAGTTAACTCTTGAGCAAACTGCCCAGTCATCATCTTAGCTTTCATGTCATTCTCAGCATTAACTAACTGAGTTTGAAAATTTTGTTGTGCTGATAACACAGAAGCTTGTTGTTCGTTACTTAGATTCTGTGCTGCTCTTTGTTGTAATGCAGTAGCATTTGATTGTGCAATAGGTAATGCTGAATTAATTATTGCATTTACTAAAGCATCTCTACCTATTGTAGATTTACTTAAACCTCTTTGAGCTAAATTTTTTTCTACATTTTCTACAGCTCCTCTTGCCCATGTAGGAATCTGACCAGTATCTATTCCATTTAACAATGTAGTCATTTGACTAGATACTAATGCATCTGTAGGTAATGAAGCAACCTGTGCTTGTACTGCTGTAGGTTGTTGCATTATAGTTGCAGTAACTTGAGCAGGATTATTTGCAACTGCTGCCTGAATATTTCCAGGTAATGTTGCAGTTTGTCCAGCAACTGTAGCTTCAGTTCCAGATAATACTTGAGCTAAAGCTCCTGCAGACAATTGTCCTGAAGCTGCTTGTACGACTGCTGAAGTAGATGGTCCTGCTGTAGCACCTGTAGCTGTACCTGATAAAGTTCCTGTAACTGTTCCTACTTGTGATTGTGTTCCAACTGTACCAGCTTGTGCTGTTCCTGTTTGAGCAGTACCACTAGCAGGTGTCATAGTTGCAGTAGTTATACCTGTAGGTGCTGTTACTGCTGTTGAAGTTATTTGTGTAGGTGCTGAAATTTGTTGTCCTGTTATCGTAGTTGTTCCAACAGATGTTGGAGCTGCCATTTGAGAACCAGCTAATAATTCATTACTTTGTACTGATTGTTGTGTAAAAGTTTGTTTTGCTGCATCAGCTAATTCAGGAGATTTAATTTGTTCAGTTACAAATTTATCTAAAAATTGGTTTCTTTTACCCAAACCAGTTTTTTGTTCTGGTTGAGAAGCTTTAGGAATATTTTTAAAATCTCTAGTTTCACCACCAGTTTGAAATTTATTTCTTCTAATTCTTTTTACTTTTGTTAACATAATTTATTACTTAATAAAATAATTATAAGCACTACCTACAATAGTAGCTAATACTAATAATATCCACAAAGCTCCTTTACCTTTGTTTATGTCAGCTCTTAGACATTTAGTTTCAGATTTTAATTCTTTAACCTCTCTAACTAAAAAATCTATCTTAACTTCTGTTGCTGATTTTCTTGGCATTATACTCTTCCTTGTCCTCTATATCTTAATTGTTTTTTTGTTCTACCTTGTCTTTTCTTTTTATTCATAGTACTTGTGTTTGGTCTTCTTCCTTGTGAACTACCTTTCTTAATTGGTATGTGTGCTTCTTTATTTAAAAATCCTTTTGTCTTAGCCATTATACTGCAGTAGCTGGAATACCATTACTTCCTACATTAGCTACAAAAGGGTTTTCTGCAAAAGCCATGTAAATGTATGAACCACCTGATGCGTTATGAGATGCGTGAGTTGTTCTCATTTTAACTCCATTAGATAAAAAATCTATAGCTTTGCCAGTATCGTTAGCTTCTGCATTAGTTGAATTTACCATTAAGAAATCAACTAGTGGATTAAATGTATTTCTTTTATTATCGTGCATGTGCCAATCGTTTGTAGTATCAACTCTTTTTTGTATGAATAGAGAAGGTTTAAATCCAGTGTGGATGAACGCACCATTATCTGCGTTTCCAGTTCCTCTGTATCTACCAAATTTTGAAAAACCTTTTTTTTCTGCAAAACAAAAAGCAATCATTTCTCCAGCATTATTGTGAAAACCACTATTTAATGTTCCAATTACTGAAGATGTAATACCACCAGTTCCCCAATAATTAGTATAGAATGATGATTCAGCAGCATTAGTATTAAAAACAACACCTACATTCTGTTCAGTGCCAGATACTCCTTTATGCCAAGTCGCCCAGCCTGTAGCATTGTCTCTTGACTTAGTAATTACCATTGCTGGTTTTACTCCTAGTCCATGTCCTATTGTAGCATTAGCTGAAGCTGACCATTTAACAATACTAAATCCAGCAGTGGTGTTAACAGAAACAGTTGAAGTTATGCTACCATCATTATTAGCTGAACCTGATGAGTTTCCAGCTTTCCAGTTCCAAGATACATAAGTGTCTCCATTTCCATTTATAGCATTAGCATTTGTATTAGTAGTCGTAAAACCATCTGTGCCAAATGCACTTACCCAACCATATTGGTTGTTTGTTAATTCTGCACTTGTGCTTTCTGTATAAAGTGTTTTAGTTACTCCACTAACAACATTTGATGTAATGTGACTAGCAACACCATTTCTTTTCTTAATCCAAACCCAGTCAGGCTGAAAGCCAACTCCAGTAATTGCTTTTGTAGCATTACCATCACCAGTAAAAAGTTTTGTTTTGAAATGTAAACTTGGTTTCGTTATTGCTGCGTATGCCATAATTATATCCTATCCATAAGTATTTAAATTTTTTGTATTGAGTGCATAATATCCAGATGGTACAGCCATTGAAAAATCACCTTGTCCATTTGCATCTGAATTACCACCAGCAGTTTTTCTTCCACCAAAAGTACCATTTGCACCAGAGTTAAAATCAAAAATTCCATCTTCAGCACTAGCAGTAGCTCCATCCATAATACCAACTGATATTGCTTCTCTTTCTGTAAAAGGAAAGCTATAAGCATTTAAGTTTGTTGCTACACTACCATTTTTATAAAAAGTAGCTGTGCTATTATCCATATCCATAGCGATAGAAATAATGTCACCACTTGTAAAAGTGTTAGATGAAAAAGCATTATTTGCACTATTTACATAAACATTTCCAGCATATTTCCAAACTATGCCTTTAAAACCACTTGAATAAAAAGCGATTGTTTGTGCTTCAGGTACTGACCAAAAACCAATTCCATTATCTTGTCCAGCTCCAGCAACATTAATGTTAAATTCCATAAACCATTTACCAGCAGTAGGCATCATTGTTAAATAAGTTAAACCACCACCAGTTCCAGTTCTTGTATTTGCTCTACTATGTGTCACTTTTCCTGAACCTGAAGTTAAAAGAGGATTTAAAGTTACCCAATTAATAGAAGGTGTATCTACACTTTGTGATAAATCTCCATTAGTTGTAAAATTGTTTGATTGACCAGAACTATCTAAACCTAAATTACCAGAGTTTTCAAATTTTAAATGAAAACCATTAGTACCCCAAGTAACACCAGATGGTGCTTTAAACTTCCAGATACCTGATGTAGAATCTGTTTCACCAAATGTTGTTGGTGCTACAACTGCATCATTTACAAAAGCAGCATGACTCATATAACCTTCAAAGTATGCAGCAGTATTAGTTGTAACTCTACCAATTTTCATTTCTATATTATTATTCCAATTTGATTGAACATTGTTTGCACCAGATGCTAATAAAGTAGTATCTTCAAAAGAAGTTTCTCTAACACCATTAATCCAAAGTTGAGCATGATCGGTATCTGTAGAATTTCCTGTATCATAAACTAAAACAATGTGATACCAAGCTGATGTGTCTCTAAACTGTCTTGTTGTTCTAATGGCTTTTTGTGTACCACTAGTTACTGTACTAAATTGTATTTTATCAGTGCTGTTAAAATAAAATTCATCATAATTATTACTATCAGTAGTAGCTGCCCATATAGGTTGATGTCCTAATTTACTTCTTTTTAACCAAACAGAATAAGTCCATTTTACTCTGCTTCCTGCTCCGCTTGGTGTTCTTGTTAAATAACTATCTGCCATAATATTATCCTAGTTAAACTGTCCTGAGTTATTCGCTCCTACTGTTACATTTATTGTAAACGCTCGATCCGCAGTTTGCCCTTCAGCGTCCGTGGCTCTAACTGTAAAACTAAACAATGTATCTGAAGTAATTCCACTTGATACAGTTCCTGTTATTGTAGCAGAACCAGAGCCAGTATTCAACGATAGACCTGTTGGTAAAGATCCTGATTGTACTGCAAAAGATGTTGCGTTAGTTGCTGTAATTGTAATTGTTGAAATAGTTGATCCTGCACCAAACGAACCTAAACTACCTGCTGAAGTTACCCATGCTGGTGCATCAGAAACAGTTAATACAGCACCTGTTTGCACCGCATTACCATCTGGGTTTTCAATATATAGTTTGTATGTGCCATCTACAGGTAAAGTAAATTTGGCTGTAATACTTGTTGCAGATGAAAATGATACTTCATCAGCTACAACGGTTGCTCCTGTAGAGTTGTTGATAGCTGTAATTAAAGGCACTGATACAAAATTAGTTCCTGCTA